GAAATATACATAGAACTACTGAAAAGACATATAGAAAAAAAGAACGAAGAAGCAAAAGCCCAAGAAGATAAAATGAAAAGGACGGCAAGATAAATGGCACTACCAAGACTAGGCGGATCCATAAAAGGAGTAGCAACAAGCAAAATAAGATCACTTGGATCTTCTATTGCCGGTCCGGCTACAATGAAACATGCCGTATTGGATAACATGCCTCTATTTGATTTTGTTAGTGGCATAGGATCCCTATTAGGCGGCATAGGACCTATAGATGACGATGATAGTGCAATAGGCAAAAGAGAAGAGGAACCAAGCCAGACTACCTTCTTACAGGCAATAGCCAATGAATTGCAGTTACAAACTGGCCTTATGCACACAGACTTAAACTTGTCTAGGCTTTTATTAAAAGAAGCTAAAGGTGACAAATTCAAAGAAATTGAAAAAGAAAGAGAGCGTCTTCGCGCACAGCGCCTAGAACAAGCTCGCCTACGCCGACAGCAAGGAGGAGGCCCACCTTCGGCCGTTCGTCAATTGATTCCGGAAACAATGGAAGAAGGATGGGGATTTATAGCAAAAGTAGGATTTACTTCGCTCGTATATGCTATAGCGGCCGCATTTGTAGAAGGGGTTTGGAAAGGTCTTCCAAAAACAATAACTGGATATGATCCTAAGAAGATGGAACGAATACCAATTCGCGAACGGAGCAACGTTGCGGGAAATGTCCGGGAAAGACCAATAAGCGCAATGAGACAGGCATTTCCCACCTTTGCTCCGATGATGGAACGTTATACAACCTGGCGCAATACACAAATAGCTAATTGGCAAAAAATATCAAACGCCCTACATCGTGGCGAAAGATTTGGAGGAAGAGACCTTCCAAGAACCTTTAAAGATTTGCCAAGTATATTTCAACAATATACAAAAATGCGAGTTGGTATATTTGACTTTATGGAGAGCCTCCGTAACTCTGCACAATCCATGCGTGGATTTCTACGAGCCACACTACTACTCCCAGTATCACTTGCAGACTACCAGACAAGAATGAATGATGTACTGAATTCTATAAACCGCCAAGCCAATCAAGCAAGAGGGGGCTGGGACAGGTTTATGTCTTTTATTACAACCAGATTATCAAATACCGCCGCAAGACAGAACAGAACTGAACTTAGACAAATACGCAGATTTAGAGAAGCGATTAGAACGTCGATGGGGCTTTTAGCTAACATAACATCATTACCAGTAAGATGGTTTTTTCAGGTAGTAAGTGGACTTCAAAATGCAGCAAGAGGCCTTGGGCGTCTAGTAGGAAGATTCTTCAAAATTTGGATAGCATTTGAAACATGGTGGGCTACGAGAGATGAATTTGCAGAATCTGAAAGCCACCTCTCTGCACTTTTAGCAGGCATTAAAAAGTTTGTAGAATTGTGGTACATCGCTTTACTTGATCTGGCCTTTGATGCCTTACCATGGATGGTAGAACAATTTGCAAGAGCGTTTAAGTTTAAGGATGTTGCCGACAGAATTAAAGCATTTAGGTCAGAATTTGATTTTGGATCTCTTTTAATGTCTATGCTCACAAATGTTGTCTCAAATTTCTGGAACTTGTTGGCGCTTGTTTTAAATTCAATACCCGCAGCATTTAATTCGACAATAGGAAAGTTACTACCCGACAACTGGAAATGGGCTTACGTTCCTTACATGGATGAAAGTGGATCTATCATTCAAGAAGGAGAAGGAGCCTATAACTTTCCTGAAGGCACAAAGAAAGGTTTCGAGAAAGCAATGGAAAACCCAGATGCGTATTACCGTACCCTAGACACTTTTGGCGACAGATTCGCCGCAGCCTACGAAAAAATATTAATAGAAGGCCTTGCAAGACCTGCCGAAAGAACTCCAGGCCAAGAACAATCCCCCGTCATTATTAATAATAACACCCCTGCGAGGCCACCGGTAGTCCTTTCGCCTGACGTAAGTTCACGCGAAATTTCTATTGACCTAGGTGGTGCAATTGGAACGGTCACATATGCTAGAGAATAAAAAAAGAGGGGAAGAACCTTTCGGCTCTTCCCCTCGGGGTTTGTCGTCTGGACCTTCCAAACGACGACCAGATATTATGCCTCCTCAGCCAACTTGCTGAAGTAGGAAAGACTGTCGTCCTCCTTATCGTCGTCGTCATTGCCACTAGTTTCGGCAGTAGGCAATGCCGGAGCATCGGCCGAAGTCTGGGGTTGTGATGTTTCATCATCCTTGTCGAAATCAAAAGCGCCACCAAACTCACCAGATGCACCTTCGTCATTCAACCCAAGAACCCGCTCCAAACGCTCCTTCAACTCATCGTATGACTTGAAGTTTTTCGGATCAAGAAACTCCTGAAGTGAATATTCCTGATTCCAGAGCTTTTCGAGTTCTGCATCATCGTCAAAAATTGCAGAAGATTTCTCGAACTCTGACTTGTCATAGTTCCGGAACCCTTCATACTGTCGGGCCCGGAGCTTGAAGTTTGCTCCTTCCCAAAGATCAAAAGGATTCACCGGAGTCTCATCATCAAACTCAGGATTCATCAGGTCGTTAACCTTGTCAAAGATCTTCTTGCCGAACTTGAACAAGAACACCTTGCCGTTGTTGTCAGGATTTGAAGGATCGTTCACCACAAGAATGTTGGCGAAATGTGAAAGCCTCCGCTTCTGTTTTCGCGCAACGTTCTTGTTTGACTCAAGACCAGAATTCCACAGCTTAGAATTATATTCCGAAGCCGGATCCTTCTTACCGAGAGTCGTCAGAGAGTTTTCGATGTACCAACCACCTGGCCCCTGAAAACCATGATCCCAAACTCTTACCCACGGAAGATCCTCGCCCTTGGGAGCAGGAAGAAAACGAATTACTGCATGACCGTTTCCAGTCTTGTCGACCGTCAACTTCCATTGACGATCATCGGCATTGTTTCCGTTATTGGAACTCTTGCCTAGCTTTTCGATCTCTTCCGTGAGATGGGAAAGATTCTTCTTTCTTGACTTCTTTAAACTTGCGAATGTTGACATATTTGTTTTACCTCGTTGTATGTTGTTTATATCCGCCACGCATCGTATTGCATAGCTTCACTAATATATAGCACAATTAATCAAATTTACCTGAAGAATTATGCACAGAATCCAACATGGAATCTATCCTTTCGGTATACGTTTTAATCAATTCATGGGTAGACTCTACTTGGCTTAGTGCTTCTCTTACAACCTCCTTCATTTCATTATTCTCTTTTTTGAGTTCGGCAATCTGCCGCCTCTTTGCAAAAAACTCCCAACACATATCACAACTCATGACACAAACTCCTCCTTTAAAATCTTTTTCAACCTTTGTTCGTCAACTCTCATAAAAGGTCGGTATCTTTGACAATATGTATAAATGCTAGGCCATATAATAGGGTCATCTATTTCCTTATTCCATCGATTAAAGCATCCTAATAGTATATCAAATCCTATCAAAGTTTCAATAGCTATTTCTGAAATGGTATACATATCCAACAAAAAAGGATGCTGCCCATTTGGACAGGAAAACAATTCATCAAAACTTCCTTGGTACTGCTCACCAACCTTAATCACATCTTGCTGAAAATTATATGATAATGATTCTTGGCGGGCCTTCCAATTCATATAATTTTCCTCTGCTTCACAACCAGTCAAATCCCTAATCACATAATATGGATGCTGTGAAAGAGTAGAAACAAAATATTTTTCTAAATCATTTGGTTTACCTTTAAATCTTATCGCCAACTTCTCACAAAATGTTTTATCCCATCCTAAATTTTTTGTCTCAAATTTCATTTTATTCACATATATCTTTCCACAATACTTAACATAATCATATGTGCTGTCAGAAAAATGCTGTTTAATTGCAAGATAAGCTGTGTATACTTCTAATGCATTCATCCTCTATGGTATCCTTCTGGACAGACATCAGAACCTACACCTCCTCTTCTGGTATTATCAATATACCGAAGCACCTGAGAACCAAACTTATCAACTCCCCGATAGAGCAAAACCTCCATAGGTGTATTCATAATAGAATCATGAAGCCCGGCAGCCAATTCAAGGTCTACACAGATCGCCTTCAAAGGATTTATATAAGTCCGTATCGTGAATAGAATATCACCAGACCTCATTTTCGAGAGAGTCTGGCGCTCGACACGAACAAAAATCTTATCGCCTGCTTCGGAATCACTAAACGTAGGAGGCTCGGACCTATACGACGTAGGCTGATACAATTCTGAATCACAGGTCAACGTCCAGTTGAATCGTTCAACCGGCGCCTGATGCTCCAGAGCATCCATCTTGGAGGTCAACACCTCATTGATCCCAGGTGTAAGCTGAGGAACAGGACCATGAATTAAATCCAAAGGCTTGCCCATCTTCTCCTTGAGCGACCAATAGGACGGAAAACAAACTGCGGCCGCGCGAAGATTCCAACCGTCGTCTCGTCGGCGCAAAAGACACAAGTCTTCTTGTACAAATCGTGCCATCTCTTCAAGCCCGTATTTTTTACGACCAAAAGATTCCATGCTGACAAGCGGACCACCAAAAAAATTACGATAAGTATATTTAAGATTTGTTTTAGTTTCTTCTCGTTCTACCCGCTCAAAATAACGCGGCTCATAACTAGGTTCCTTAGTATTCCAATCGTCCCAATTAGGATTTTTCACAACAGCACCATAAGCACCATAATCATGCTCAAGGTCAGTAACAGTCAGATGGGTCATCATTCCCAATACACCATGAGAACTAGACATCTTCTTTTTGTTAATGTCTTGGTATACATCATTTCGGTAATGCTCAAAAAGCCAATGCTTCTTGTTCATATAGTAAGGCCAGAATTTGTCAATCTCAAAAAGAACATCTTCCCAGTCTCGCCGAGAAGGAATCTCAATAGGCTTCATCCCAACGTCAAGTTGCCCCTTGCCATCTCGGTAAGGAGCATACGCCGGAACATCAATAGAAGAGAAGGGCTTGTCATCTCTTCCGCGCAAGTCACGCAAATTATGGTGTAAACTCATAGAGGGAGTCTAGCAGACCTTTCTACTAAATTCAAGTCTTCTGCTTCAGATTGTAACATTTGCTTGATATTTTTATCGCACAATCTAGCAGCCATCTCAGGCTCGACACCTTGCTCATTGGCGCAAATTAGAATGGCATCCATATATGGTACCTTAGCCGTCTTTACAATCTCTTCTACTTCGCCAGAAAAAAAATCTTTGGATATTACGGATGGCATATTTACCTCTTATAAAAAATGTGCTGATCGATCTTAGCCACTTGCTTCAATTCTTTTGCCCATTTAGGATTCACATAATCTGCATGATAATGCGTCACATTTTCATCAAAAAGAGGAGTTGTCTGCCCTTCAATAACAGTCCCAGCAATATCAAGTGATTCTTTCCACCATCTATCACTTTTCGGTTCGTGTGATTTTCTCCTATCTACCCAAGAAAATTGTTTCTTCTGATAGATCACATCACAAATCGTATTCGGATATTTGGCATCCTTTACTCTGTTCAGAACCACTCGGGCTACGGCTAGCTTTCCAAGATACGACTGATTGCCTGCTTCAAAATAGATCGTCTTTGCAAGGCAATCTAAATCTTTATTCCCTTCGTCAACCATCAACTTTTTCCCACCAGAATAATCCCCACCACCAAGATCATCATTAGGAAGAGTGAACACGGTAACAACATGGCTATGTAGAATTTTCTTATTAAACGAACGCCCAACAAACCATCCAGTCGCAAACGCAGAAACAAACACAAGAAGGCTTATGCATGTCAGAATATAATATTTAAAGGGAGTCATTTAGAATACACACCTTTCTATAAAAAGTCCCACCAAAAATAAGGGAATCCCAATGCGTACCATTGGGTCTCGCCAAACGGTTCCTATAACCTCAACTATCCTGATCGTTAAATCTATCAACTGCTTTTTTTAAATCAGGCAACCACTCGCCTACCTTTCCTTTAAAAATTTGAGGGTCGGGCTCTCCTTCTACCATGATAGCCACTACAACATCCTTAATCGGCGTGTCAGTCATCTCATAATACATAGCTGCATATGCAGAACATTGCATAAAGTAATCTGAAATCCACTCTACCTTTTTTGGTCGCATCGATGTCTTGAAATCAACGACAGAAAGAACACCGTCCCACTCGGCAATACAATCGACTCTTCCGGCTACACCCAAATGCTTTGAGTAAAGCGCCGCCTCTTGCACATGAATATTATTCAGGCTCTTATCAAGAACAGGCTTTAATGCTTTGAACATCTCAATCGCATCTGGCATGGCTCCGTTGATATACTCTTCACGATTGTTTATATAATCTTCGCAGATTTGATGAACTTTTGTTCCACGACTAGCCGCCTTTTGCGAAATCTTACTGGCTTCTTTATCACCAATCCGTTTTCGCCACTCTTGTATCGACTTCATTTTCTCGGGATTACGAGACAACACCGAAGTAATAGACGGATACAAAACCTCGTCTACCTTGTAATAACGAACTCCATTGCTGTTAACTGTCTCTGGTTTAAAATCGGCTACCCGCTGATCCTCATTAACAAAATCAAAACCCATCTATTGTATATCCTTTAATTTTTTATCAAAATTTTCTTTGGCTTCATTGCGCCGAGAAACATCATAATTAAACCTGGAGGTGTCTTTCTGAAATTGTGCAAGAGGATGCCCTGTTTTAATCTTCTGCATCACATCGTTAAACTCTACACTAGGTCTAGTCACACCAAGGCGAATAGGATCTTGAATACTAGGGGCCGATACTAACAGTCGTATTTCACCCTCTCCGCACCGAAAGCAAGGCTTTTCGGTTGGAGCTTTCCTATCATCTATAGGCAAACTCTCCTCAAACACGATACCACATTCCTGACATTGGTAATCATAAAGCGCCATGGCTACTCCTTCTTCTTCTCATCTTTTTCGATGTGACTATACATCGACATCAAATGAAATGATCTAATTGCCGCCGCTTCAAGATAGATCTGCCATATAGAATCAAGAATCCTTTTTAGTCTTTTTGGCATTTTTCTTTTTCTTCTTACCCTTCTTGAGTTTCTTTGCCTGATCGGCAGGTTTAAAATTGTTAGCCTTCTTTCGCTGCAACCATCCACGAATATCTTCATTATAGTCAGCGGCAAGTGAAATTGCCTCGTCAATAGAGACAAGGCCACGGCGAACTTTCTCGCGCAGCCCAACGGGATTGTCAGAAGGTTTATAATTTTTGGCTCTCTCGGCCGCCTCTTCTCGACGCTGCACCTTTACCATACGACCCCTTCTAACTTTTCTCATTCGCTTCTCCTATATTATATATACTATTTATGCTGGGAAAATGGTGGATCCCCTCGGAATCGAACCGAGAACCTGCGGGTTAAAAGCCCGATGCTCTACCAATTGAGCTAAGGATCCTATGAAATGTATAACGGCTCAGGTGGACTCCAACCCTGTCACCCTGATTTAATTCCGCCGACGCAATGGTCACTTGAAGGTAGCGAACCTTCACGGGTATGATCGTGCGAACCTATCCCTATTCCTCGGATAACCGTTATATTAAAAATGGCGGGGCGAGCGGGACTTGAACCCGCAACTTCCGGCTTGACAAGCCGACGCTCTAACCAATTGAACTACCGCCCCTCATGGCTCCCCGGGTAGGACTCGAACCTACGACCCAGCGGTTAACAGCCGCTTGCTCTGCCAGCTGAGCTACCGGGGAAAATGGTGGAGTGTGGAGGAGTCGAACCTCCGAAGGCATAGCCAGCAGATTTACAGTCTGCCCCGTTTGACCACTTCGGTAACACTCCATTAAACTGGCACTCCCGGCTGGATTCAAACCAGCGACCCATTGCTTAGAAGGCAATTGCTCTGTTCAACTGAGCTACGGGAGCATGGTACCGGGTGCGGGACTCGAACCCGCAAGGCCAAAGGCCGAGAGATTTTAAGTCTCTTGCGTATACCAATTCCGCCAACCCGGCAAGGTAAACATTCCCCAAATAAACTGAGAGGAGGGCGACTCAAGGTCACCCTCCTCTCGGAATGATTGTGTAGGATTGACCTACGCAGTAGCGGTCTCACCCGC